GTTCTCCTGCTGCGGCAGTGATGGGGCCGGGCCTTTTGGTAGTACCAGAACCCGGTGGGCTAACCGTCCGCCCTTTTCCTGTGTGTTATAGCACTAATGGGGATGAGCGCTGTTATAGTGGTCTCCCAAGTCCTGTGTCGGTTTGGACGTCTCGCGTGTGCACATAGCGAGTAAAGCTCAAGTGTGCTTGCTTAGGTCAGGGGGACATACATGTTAGGGTGGCCAGTGGGTTTCTGGTGTCCTCTTACTAACCCCGTGCGGATCAACCTGTGCCAACACGTAAACTGTGGCAGGGAGGGATGCCCACCCCTAAGGTGGTTTTCTAAATCAGCAGGTAACAAGGAAATGCTAGAGGTCATACTACCATTGCTCCTTGTGATTACTGGCGCAGACTACGCGGTGTATGGGTTGTTCGCCGCTGTCTTTAAAATACCCACCACCCTGTGCTGGGCGGTGGTTGGGTCGATGATGCGACGGCATCTCTTCCTAGACCCTCCCAAGGATGAATGGCGGCATCCTGGGAATCCTCTGACGCCACAAAGCGGAAAACTTGACGCCGCTGTGTGGTTACTGTCACGCGGGGGGGTAACACCCTCCACAGCTGGTCTAACGTGGACCAGGCTGAGGCGCCGGGCTCGTTGGGTACGAGCTCTTGAAACTGTCATGGGCGGCAGGGATGGCAACGTTGGCGCGTTTCTAGCCGGGCGGTGGACACCAGACCTCCCCGGCTATGACGGCTACGATGTTCTGAACTACGTCCTGGGCAGCGTAGAGAACGGCGTAAGATGCCTTGGTGGAGGCATTGAAAAGGTCGAGGAGGGACGCGAGTCGGACGGAGTCTACCTGATTATAGACTCTGGCCATGATGAAGTTGAGGTTTTATTTCCTCAGCTGCTCGCCAAACTCAGGCAGTACGCGCTCTACAGGGAGCGCGACGTTCAGCTTCTCGGGTCTTTGCGTACTAGGGCCGGGGAGTGGTGCAGGGCGGTTGGGTTGGCCAACCACGTTAGTGATCTAGCTATTGCTTCAGCTACAAGCATGGCTATGATCCCCAGCACGCATGAGCGCTTAGCCAGCGCTCGTGTTGAACGTGCCTGTAGCTTTCCACCCCTCACGCCTTCCCTCTAGGGGGGCCCAGTCATCCTTTCGGGGGTCTGCAGCGGAGTTGATACGTCACTTCTGGCGCTCAGACCTGAGTATACCCTTGATACGTCGAAGGTTGATTGGGACACACGTCAGTGTGTAGGTGGGAGGAGGGAGATGCGTAACGCGTGGAATCCAAGAGGGGAGGGGATGTGGTGTCCCCAGGTCCACGCGTGTTGTCCTCACAACGAGATCGCTGCTTTGCAGATGAGATCTCTAGCTCCTCTACCAGATCGGGTTTTTGCGGACGTTGGGAAGAGCGTACTGAGGGTGTTTCGGCATCTGAGGGCGCTCTCGTCGAAAAGCGCGATTAATTCCTGGAGCTACCTAGAGACGGCGCAGAGTTATAATGGCAGACTGCGCTCGAGGTACCTGGAGGCAGAGAGGTCTCTGAGGGTTGACGGTCCCCTGGTCCGTGGGGACATCTACCTTAGACCTTTTCTGAAGGCCGAGAAGGTGGTGGCGAAAGCCAAATATCCCAAACCTAGGTTGATTTATCCTCGATCGCCTAGGTACAATTTGGTCCTAGCATCTCGGCTGAAGCCGTTGGAACACTGGCTGTGGGGTTATCTCACGACCCAGCGGCTCTTCCGGTGCGGAGTGGGTAGGGTTGTGGCAAAGGGCCTCAACCAGGTGCAGCGAGCAAACCTGATAGTCCGGAAGTTTAGAGCTCTGGATCAGGCCGTTGCTTTTGAAGTGGATGGCAAGGCGTTTGAGGCTCACGTGGGGCCTTCCCAGTTGAAGTTGGAGCATTCAGTGTACAAGGCAGCGTTTCCTGGAGACAAGGAACTGTCTAGGTTACTGAGTGAGCAGCTGGTCCTTCGGGGCACGTTGCCGTGTGGTGCAAGATTTTCGCGTCCTGGTGGTAGGGCGAGTGGAGACTTTAACACAGGCATGGGTAATTCGCTAATCATGCTTGCGGTGGTTGGAGCCGTTCTTCGGGAGCTGGTCCCAGGCCAGTTCGACCTTTTGGTCGACGGTGACAATGCGGTAGTCTTCCTCCCCCGGCGAGTTCAGGATCGGGTGATGAGTGTTTTTGCACAACACGTACTGGCAGTTTCTGGGCACGAGGTCACACTCGAACGTCCTGTTAGTTTTATCGAGGGGATTCGCTTTGGCCAATCCGCCCCTGTTCATTTGGGCCCCACCTTAGGGTGGAGGATGGTACGTGACCCGCGAAAGGTCATGTCAACAGCTCTCGCCAGCCACAGGTGGCTGAGGGAGCCAACTTTCGCAGCCGAATGGATAAGGGGTGTGGCAGCTTGCGAGCTGTCGCTTTCGCGCGGAGTGCCTGTACTCCAAGCGTGGGCCCTCGAGCTTCAGAGGCAGTGGGGTGGTCCGGAAGGCGTGCGGGCTCATCCGCACGTGGATTACTTCTATCAGGGCGCGTGGCTCGCCCCTGGTGAGAGCATGGTGGAGGTCACTGTGGAGGCTAGAGAGAGTTTCGGGAGAGCGTTCGGGCTGGGACCGGACGTTCAGCTTTGGATGGAGTCTTGTGTTGAGAATATGGTTGCCACTGTTCGCACCAGTGGCTTCCAGGCACATGCTCCCATGAGCTTTGACCGTTTCGATCTTCCGCCCGGTCTCCAGTGACCAAAATCGTGGCGCATGTCGGTGGACTAACGCTTCAGGCGGTGAGGGAGACAGGGATCGACCATGGGCCCGATGGTAAAGGGCCCGGCTCGGGAATGTGGGCACTTCGGTAAGGGAAGTGTCATATGAAAGCCCGCCTTAATTGCTAAGGCCTGGTTAGTAGTCCTAGCCCGCTGGGT